ACGCCCTTCTCGGCATCCCAAATCCTCCAGTACCCGCCGGCGCCAGGGACAGGCGGGTGACGGTTCAGCTCCTCCAGCTTCTGTTCCAGCTGGCTGAACTCGCTGGGCGCCGAAGGCCATTGGCTGTCTCCGCTCAAAGAGGGCGGGATAAACACGGTGATGACGTCGGTGTGCCGCACTTCCTCACCCTTGGTACCCCGGAGCTGCATCCGGTAATCGCCGGATAGGGACAGCTGATCCGCCGTCAACACCACGCCCACGCCGCCCTCCATGGGGCTCAGCGCAATGACGTCCATGGCCTCCCCCGCCTTGACCAGCATGGCCCAGGAGTACCCATCGGGCAGCTCGCCGCCCACCAGAAGCGTCCGGGACAGGTTGTCGTACTGCCGGGCGAGGACCTCGCGGTCCGAATGTAGCGTCCAGTTCTTAAACTCGATCATAAGCGGCGGCCGCTGTGTTGTTGGCCGTGTCACCGGTATTCCCATAGATACCATCAAGGGTGTTGCCAAGGTCAAAGGCACCGGAAATCTTGTCAGCAATCCCTTTACCGAATTTGTAACCAGCGGAAGCGGCATCGGAATAATCAATGAAATCCATCTTCTTGACATATTCCACCCAACCGGATTCATCCTTCACCTTCTTCTGTGCTTCCTCAATGCCGGAATAGAAGTTATCAAGGCCGCTGGTAATATCCACGGTCACACCGGGAATTTTATTGATCAGATCTTCAATCCCTTGGGCCAAATTACGTATATATCCAATGACCGTCAGGCACATATCATAGAAAGCAACCTTCACGGCGGCAATGGGGTTATTGAACACATTGCCAAGGAAGTTGGCAATCATGGCAAAGCCATTCTGAATGGGAACAATGAAGCTATTGAACAGGAAAGCGCCAAGGACAGCAAAGGCACCGCCAATAATGCCGGTAGCAGAAACACCGGCCCCAGTAAATTTGTTATAGGCCGCAACACCAGCATAAAGGGCCGCAATCAGAACGGCTATCAGCATAACCACCCACACAATGGGATTGGCCAGCAATGCGGAATTGAAGGTAAACACAGCCTCCGAAGCCGCCGCCGTGTTGCCGGTCAAAATGCCAAAACCAATGGATAGGAAGTTTACCACGCCATGATAAATAGCCGTTGCCGCCGCCGCTATCTGTGTCCAATGGGCGGCAATCTGGAACACCGCAAATGCTCCAGCTAACCCCAGAACGATGGGGCCGATAACGGAAATGTTATTTGCAAGCCAGTTGATCCCGTTCAAAAGGGGCTGAAGCACCTGAAGGGCAATATTTCCGGCCTGCGTGAAAACCTGCCCCCAAGTCAGGGGCATAGATTCAAATTTAGCGTTCACTTCATCGGTGGCAGAAATCATTGCATTTTTGACAATATCGGCAGTAATTTCACCATCGGCTGCCATTTCACGGATCTTACCAATGGGAACATCCAGATAATCAGCAATAGACTGGATCACATTGGGGGCCTGTTCAAAAACGCTGTTCAATTCTTCGCCACGCAGAACACCGGAAGCCATTGCCTGTGTAAGCTGAAGGGTTGCAGCTTCAGCACCTGCCGCATTTGCACCGGCAATAACAAACTGTTTATTCAAGGTTTCCGTGAAAGCAATTAGTTCATCATTGTTGGCGAAGGCATCACCGGCCATCAGGCCCATTTGGGAAACCGCTTTGGCCGTGGATAAGTAAGAAGCCCTTGAACGCTGTGCGGAAGCCATGATTTTCTTTTCCAAATCGGCCACGGAACCGCCATCATCCACGATCAGATTCAAGCGGGCTTTTGTGCTTGCCATGCTATCGGACAAATCAACCAGCTTTTTCACGGCGGTCAATCCACCCATAGTGGCCGCAATTCCCTTCAGCTTGTTCCAAAGGCCATCAGCGGCGGTGGAACCGGCCCTGATAGAACCATTGAATTTCTGCTGTTGGTTATCGGCATCCCTGATACTCTGTTCAATGGAATCAAATGCAGTTTCAGCCCTCGCCAATTCTTCACGAGCTTCCTGAATTGCCGAAACATCAACTGCATTGCTGGAAGCCCTTTGCATGGCTTCAAAGCTGTTCAGTACAATGCTCATGGCACGATGCATGCTTTGCAGCGGCGAAGTTACTCCGTCATACAAAGCAATTGCCGTTTTAATGGTTGCCATAAGTTTTCACCACGCTATCTGAATAAAAAGGAACAGCGCTTCCCTATCGCAGAAACGCTGTTCCTTTTTATTATTTTATGCTGTTAAAACATTCCTTTAATAAATAGCTTGTAGAGTTTTTCGTCTATTTCGATTAGACTGTTTTTCCCGTCTTTGAACCTGACAGCAATCGTATAGGTACTCTTATTTTTGGCCGATACCCCAGCCAACATGCCTATCGGCCCTAACAGAGCGGCACCCACCGCACCACGTGCAATTCCGCTGACAGCGCTTTTTTGCGTCTCTTCAGTGATTACCTCGTAGGTATCTATACCAAACTTGTCCAACAGCACATAATCTTTCCGGCTTAAAAAAATCTGGACGGCACCGCCGATCCCGGACACACCTTTTCCCATGTAATCCCCGGCAATTACCATATTTTTTGCTCCCATTGCTATCCCTCCTTTTGATCATTGTATACGATCATGTAGGAATCCGCAAGGAAAATTTTTGATCCCACACGTCACACTGGATCAATGCCGCTTTCCCCGGCGCTGTTTTTGTTCAATTTCCTTTTGCTTTTTCTTTTCGGCTTCCACCCGAACATCAATGGCCGCAATAATGAAGGCCCGCTCTTTACGGTCAAGGGCAAAAAACTCATGGGGAAGAATGTGAAGTTCATGAAGGCAATAGTAAGCAATATTCGCTTCACCATCACCTTCATTGATTAGTTTTTTGCCTCGTCCACCTCGTCCTGAAGGGTGGTATCAAAGCCGCAAACCTCCTGAACCTTCTGCACATAATCGGCATATTCGCCGGGGGTCAGCATGGTTTTCAGAAGAGCTTCAGCGCCCATAACATGGTAGCTGTCCTGAAGTTCCTTGTTGTTCAGATCAGGGAAAACCGTACAGGCAACGGCCAGTTTGCCAAGGTACTGATCATAATCAGTTTCCTTCTGATACTGGTTCTTCTTGCCGGGAATGGGAACCCGCTTGGCACACGCTTTCCGAAGGGCTTCATCCTCGGTGCCGGTGATGGTCTTGACCTCCCATTCCATGGGCTTCCGCTTGCCCTTATCATCCAGTTCATCAGACAGGAACCGCTTGGAGGCGGCAAACTTCACATTCTCAACGGAAACGGCATTTTCAGCCAGAAAAGCGGACAAACTCATAGTTAAAACCCCCTATTTTTTTATTAAAGCAGAAAATCCCGGCCCACATAATCAAAATGGGCCGGCATTTGTAATTTACTCCATCCCGGCAAGCATGGTAAAGGTTTCGGGCATCTCGAAATCTTCAAAGGTGAAATCCATATCTTCATCCAAGTATTCCGCATCAGCGTCAAACTTGGTAAGAATCCCGCCATCAATGTTGCAGTCCTTCAGGATCACAGTCTGACGGCCCACAGAAGAAGTGGAATCTCTATTCGTCACCTGAATGTCAAAATAGACATCCTCGCCGGTGTCCTTGTACTGCTTCATCATTTCCCGGAAGATGGAAGTGTTGAAGTGGAAGGTAGCGGAACCCGTACCCTTCCAGCTGGTGGCCTTGCTGCCCTTGCCGGTCTTGCCCAAAATAGGCACTTCAGCTTTTCTTTCGTCATGTGTGTTCATCCTTTCTGCAATCCTTTTTTACCGTGGGTTAGGAACCACGATTTCCCCGGTTCTGTTTACCGCCCACCACCGGGAAACGGCGAAAATGGTATGAAAAAACCACCACCGGCCAGAAGGCCGGGGTGGTCAGATCATCAATATCAATTTTGAAGCATAAAGGAAGGGAACAGGTTTTTACCTGTTCCCTTGAAGTTTGGACTTTGGCAGGCGTGGCGTTCTCCTGCATCTCTCAGGGTTTCCCCTTGTCAAACCATCGGCGTGTGGACGGCCACGAAATTTTCCACCTCAAAGCCCTTACTTATCCTATCTAAAGTATAGCAGAATTATTCCCGCTTGTAAAGCACTTTATCAGAATTGGTGTACCGGGTGTATCTTTTATCCTCAACTTTTTGGAAAGAAATAATAGAATTTTTATATCCTTCAGGATCAGTGGAAGTTTTCAACCTCAAAATTAGCTTGTAATTTTTCCCGTTATCCTCAATATGCTTCAGCACCAACGCCGAATAAGGCTTATTTGCTTCCAAAATGTAATCAGGATGTTCAACAATTTCTTTGATATATGCAAAGTACCGTTCATAATCTCCGGGGTGCCGGTCTTTGATATGCTGAACCCGTTCGGGGGTTATAACCACTTCATCCGTAGCAATATCATCCGTAACACAACGGTATATGTCTATATTGATATGGCCTACCGTTTGCACGCCGGAACCCCCGTCTTTCTGCGATTTCGACTTAATTATACCACCGGCAACAGCAAGGGTCAACCCGTCCTTGGAACCCCCATCCACAAACTCCTTCTTCCATTGGGTATAGGTCATATTGGCCGGAACATAGTACACATCCCCGTCAGCGTTCCTGGCTGCTCTCTCTCCGTCCATATCATCAAAATAAGGGCAAGTTGTCCCCCGACAGTTCGGGTGGAAAGGCGGAACAGTTACGCCGGGTTCATATTGGGCCAGCGGGATTACCATTTCATCAAGGGGGTGGCAAATCTCGCAAGTGTGGGAATCCAGCGTTTCCAAGATTTCAACCTTTTCAACTCCCAAATCCTGATAGGCTTGTTTGGTTGAAACTGCGTTGAAATAGGTGGTTTCAGTATGAACCAGCCGTCCTGCCTGATAGTGGGACACATTGAACCGGTTCTTAATGGCATCCGTGATCTTCTGTGGGCTGCCCCCACGCAAAAGGCCCTGTGTCAGTTCCTTTTGAACATTTCCCACCAGTTCCTTTTTCTTGCTCCAAATTCGATCACTAAAGGTTCTTCCGTCCGTTGTCCAAGGCTTTGAAAGTAAAGTTTCAAGTTTCTTCTGATTCAGGGCGGTTATATCCCATCCAAGGCCAATCAGATCGGAAGAGCGTCGTGTAGGGAA